ACCCCTTGGTGGGCGACGCGCAACGCAAAGCGTTGCGGGAGCTGTCACCCCTTGGTGGGCGACGCGCAACGCAAAGCGTTGCGGGAGCTGTCACCCCTTGTGACCCGGTCCGAGGAATGGTACATGGAAGTACAAGAGACAAACTGGGAGCTGGTTAGAAATAGGTATGAATTTTCTGATACCTCTATTGAGGATTTAGCCAGAGATTTTGACCTTCCCGTACCTGTGGTAAAAGAGGTCGTGGTATCACAGCAATGGCGTAAAAAGTCCATTATTGAAGAATTAGATTTTCAACAGTTGGACCAGCAGGAAAAAATTGAGACCCTTAAACGGGTTCTGGCGGATGAATTTCTTGTTACTGAATTACTGAAAAATAAAGCTCTTCAGGGGCAAACACATCTTTTAGAAAATGTGTTTCTTTTAAAAACGATTGAAGTCATTCGTTGTATAGATTCTACTTCTGCCTTAGCTGCTAATCAAATGGCGGTATTAGCTCGTGGTATTGAAGCATTCTATCGTGCTTCCCGAAGAGAGATTGAAGAAAAAGCTAAAGAGGACGTTAACGAAGCAACACAGGTGGTAGTGAATGTTTTAGCACAAGCATCATAATTTTGCCGGCCAGTAGTGCTACTGGTTAGTCAGAGGGAGGCTTGGTGCACCTCCCTCTGACCCCTTTCTTATTGTGGAAATAAATTTACCATATAATCTTACTTTACGGGATTACCAAAAGTCACTGTGGAATTGGTGTCTACAGCCCAATTTTGAGAGATCACTGGTGGTGTGGCCTAGGCGGAATGGTAAAGATCTCATTTGTTTTAATGTGGCTATAGCTAAAGCAGTTCAAAGAGTAGGTCTATATTATTACATGGCTCCGTATTATAACCAAGTACGACAAATTATATGGGAAGGAACAGATGGGAGTGGGAGACGTTTTTTAGATTATATTCCTGGAGAGTTAATCGAGTCCAAGACTAAGATTGATATGCGGATTAATCTTTTTAACGGTAGTCAAATTAAATTATGTGGCTCAGATAATATTGATAGTATAGTTGGTACTAACCCTATTGGTATTGTGTTTACGGAATTTTCATTGCACAAGCCAGAGGCGTGGGAGTATTTAAGGCCCATTCTTGCTGAAAATGGCGGGTGGGCTATTTTTAATGGTACACCACGGGGGATGAATCATTTCTTTGCGTTGGCGCAGAAGGCTGAGAAAGACCCGGAATGGTTTTATGAAAGACTGACGTGCGAGGACACTGGTATTCCTACTAAAGAAGCTATTGAAAAAGAGCGCAGAGATGGGATGCCTGAAAGTCTTGTGCAGCAGGAGTTTTTTACGTCGTGGACCTCTTCGTCTGAGGAGACATTAATACCTCTTGATATTGTGGAGTCGGCTATTGACTTAGAGGTAAAAGCGGAAGAGTATAAATTTGCTCCTAGAATTCTTGGAGTAGATGTGGCGTTTGCGGTTAAAGGGGATCAGGCGGTTATTGCTATGCGTCAAGGTAGGAGACTCTGGCCGTTGGAGCGGTTTCAGGGGGTGGATAATATGGCACTGGCTACGCGCATAGCGGATAAGATAAAGACTTGGAAACCTGATGCAGTGTGTATTGACTATGGTAGAGGTGAGGGGGTTATCCATAGGCTATGGCAGATGGGGTATAGGGATGAGGTGATACCTGTTAACTTTAGTCAGAAACCTTTTTCGTCATTATATATGAATAAACGAGCGGAGATATTTTGTAGGGTGAGGGATTGGTTCTTACAGGCTAATAAACCTTCTATACCTTACGATCCTGATCTTATTGCCTCATTAACAGCACCTACATTTACTACTAATGATAGGGGCTTTATACAGATAGAAAGTAAGTTACAGATACGGAAAAGATTAGGTAGATCTACGGACGAATTGGATGCGGTAGCACTGACCTTTTCAGAGGAATTTGAGGAGATTAAGCCTAAAGAAACTACAGATTGGAGACGTAATTATATTGTAGAAGATATACCTACTTATGATCCATTGTCCCATATGGAGAACATTTATGAAAAAGGGGAAAGACTTTATGATCTTTCCGGCCAAAACCTTAGATTACACTAAAGGTTTAGCTTATTGGAAAGATTTAGAAAAATCAGATCGGTTGAAGTATAGGATGTGTGATATATCCACTCCGAATATGGAGGCTGTGCATAGACTCCTATGGTATCATGGGCATAATTTGTATTATGTACAGATGCAAGACGATATAGTCGGAGAGTTTATGTTGAATAACTTTACTGGTAAGGCTGCACAGATACACTTTTCAACCCATCCGAAACTCCATATGAAAGTGGGTATTCCTTTAATAAAGAGTGTTATTGAAGATATTTTTAAGTGGAAATCATCAGATACTGAAGAGCCATATTTGTTATCTCTTTATGGACTTACGCCTGTGACTAATAGAGCGGCGTGTATTATAGTGCTTAAGGTAGGGTTCAAGAAAAAAGGTATACTTCCTGGTGGGATGTGGTTTTTGGGTAAGCCTGTCGATGCTATGTTTACGGTTCGGGCGTCTAATATAGAGGTACCACAATGTAGGGGTGAGGCGCCTCACCCCTTTAGTGAGCGACACGCAACGAGTGCAACGAGTTGCGGGAGCCATCACCCCTTGAGAGCTGTGGGAGCTAACTGATGGGAGATAGCGGTAAAAGTACAATGAGTAATGTCATGGGGATGGTGTTTAATCCGGCTGTACCGGCATTAAATATGGCGGGGTTAGATATTAATTGGGACCCTATGACTACGGCTGTTACCTCTATGACGGAAGCTATTTTAAATCAAAATTATGATCCGTCTTATTTTACTGGCCCCTTATTGCTTGGACCTACTTATGAACAGCGGTCAAAAGAAGCTCAAGAAATAGCGGATTTGTGGCAGAGTTATCGAGAAGTACAAAATAGACCTTGGATACAAGAACCAGAAGTAAGATCATTACTGGTAGATGAAGAGGAGGAAGAATAATGGGCGGCGGAAGCGAACCGGCAACCCCGACAGTTGATCCTAATCTGGCTCAGGATGTATATACAAGGTGGTATGAACGTGGAAGTAATGCCTGGGAATACAACCCTGAGGGAGAGAATCTACCTCCTGAATATCTTGTATATGCTCAACAGGGATACCAACAAGGGTATCAAGAGTATCAAATGAATCAGGCAATGCAGCAGATGACAAATATTGCTTCTACTCCTATTGTTATTCCTCCACCTGTATCTAGTGGTCCTTCGTATGAAGAGCAGTTAGCGGAACAGCAGAGGCAAATGGGAGTACAAGAGAGAGATCAGTTATACTCTAATTATTTAACTGCGGCTGAAACTGCGGCGGCGTATGTAAATGACCAGATAGCTCAAGAACAAGCTAATGCTCAACTCCTTGGTATAGATTATACTATAACAGATGAACAGCGGCAGCAGAGAACTTCGGATTATTTTGCTTCTGTGTGGGGTGCAGGAGATCAAGCAAGGCTTGAAACTTTAATAAACGAATATGGCGCTCCGGAAGGGTTTGAAGATTGGCTTATTGTAAGGGGAAATGCTGAAGGGGCGTCTCCTACGACTGAAGCATCTTCTACCACTGTGGCAGTTACGAGAGGCGAACCTGGTACAAGACGGATTCCGCCTACCATATTAACTGATGAGGATAATATTCTTGGTCCTCCAGCTACTATATTAGGAGTATAAGATGGCTACTGGAAAAGGCTCACAACCGCAGGCTCCTCCCCCAGTTATGCCTCCTCAATCTGGCGCGGATGAGTTGATGATGATGGAAATGATGATGGCTCAACAGGCTATGCAACAGGCTCAGTTAGCTCCTCTTATTGCGGCTGCGGCGCAGCCTCCTCCTACCCCTCAATTACCTCCTGTGTATACTACACCTGAAATAGATTGGACTTCTAAGATTGAAGAGATCTCTCAGATGATGCGGGCAGATGCATCGCTAGATCGGGCTAGAAGAGTGGGAAGGATGGATACAGTATTGACTTCTCCACTATTAGAAGAGGAAGAGGTAGCTACAACATCCTTGTTGGCTGGAGGCTCAAGTGGCTAAACTATCTGAAGCACTATCCTATGATAAAATAACCTCTCAGTTTTCTGAGTTAGAATCAGAGCGTTCGGAATGGTTTGCTGAATGGCAAAGTATTTCTAATTATTTGGTTCCTGGTAGAGGTATTTACCAAAGTTCAACTAAACCAAAGAAGAGAAAACTTACTTCTCCTCGGGTTATTAACCCTATTGCAGAAGATGCTTTGTACGTTTTGACTTCGGGTATGCATTCGGGATTGACCTCTCCTTCTCTACCTTGGTTTAGATTAGAATGGGCAGATCCCCGTTTAAATGAAATGGAGATGTTAGTAGCATGGTTACAGGAATGTGAACGTAGGTTATTTGATGCGTTTCATGCTAGTAATTTTTATTCTGTAATCAATAGCTTCTATATTGAGTACACAGCTTTTGGTACTGGCTCTATGTATATGGGCAGTGATACAGATGATGACTATGTACCTTTTAGGTTTGAATTACTTACTGCTGGTGAGTATGCTTTTGCTACTGATTATAGAAATAGACCTACTGTATTTATGCGCCCAATTTTTATGTCACCAAAACAAGTAGTGGAAAAGTATGAAGATACAGTATCAGATGACCTTAAGAGAAAAGTAGAAAAGAATGAGGCAGGTGTAACAGAAGTAGATTTTACTATATTGGAGGCTATTTTTAAAGAAAGTTTTGATAAGAATCGTCCTTATACTCGTGTAGCTTATGAGACGACAACATCTTCTGTCAAACAATCCAAGGTAAATGTTAATACAAAGCCTTTAGTTCATGATGGGTTTTATGAATTTCCATATCCTACTGCTAGATGGAACACTATCGGTAGTGATATTTATGGCATTGGTCCCGGTAGTCGTGCGCTTCCTGATATTCGTAGGCTTCAGGAAATGGAGAAGAGCTTTTTGATGGGGACTCATAAAGCAGTTGATCCGCCTTTGTATGGTCCTGCTCGACTTAGGGGAAAACTCAACAGTCTGCCCGGTGGGTACAATTATTATTCTAATCCTGCGGAAGTAGTTACTGAGTTGCACCCTGGTAGGTTAGATTTTGCTGGAGTCAGTGCGGCTATTGAACGTGTAGAACAGAGGCTTCGTAGGATATTTTTTAATGATGTTTTCCTTACGGCTAACCGAGATCCAAATGCCACCCCTTATAAAGCTACTGAAGTCTTAGAGCGTAGACAAGAAAAAATGTTACGTCTTGGACCTATTATTGAAAGGCTTCAGAATGAGTTTTTACAGCCTATTATAGAACGCGGGTTTAATATAATGCTTAGGAAGGATATGTTTCCTGAGCTTCCACCTGATTTGGCTCAGTATTTAGATCAGGGGTATAATATTAGTATGATCTCTCCCTTGGCTGTGGCACAGCGTTCTGTGGCCTTGGATAGTATTACAAGTTTTCTTAGCTTTATTGGGCAAGCGGCTCAGTTTGATCAGTCTATTATGGATAATGTCAATGTGGATGAGGCTGCGAGGACAATGGCTAGGATTAGTGGAGTACAATATGGTGTACTTCGTAGTCAGGATGAAGTAAAGAAAATACGGAATGATCGGTCTAAAGCCATGGCAGCAGAGAAGCAAAAGCAGGAGCAGATTCAGAATGCTATGCTTCAGTCTCAATTAAATAAAGAACAAGCTGAAGCTCAGAAAATACAGAGTGAAGCAGGTATGAATTTAGTTGAAGGTATAGGCACTGCTCAAGAAGGAGGGTTGATGTGAAAGAACAGAAGGAGGATAGAGATTATCTCCAGTTAAAATTAGCTACAAAACGCCTTCTTTCTACAGCGGATGGTCGTCTATTTATATGGCATGTTCTTTCACTTTGTGAGATTTATAGTGATACGTTTATGGGTAATAGCACTACTTTTTATTTGGAGGGGAAGAGAGCTGTTGGTTTAGCTGTACTTCAACTTTTAGAAGATATTAATCCAACATCTTATGCACGTTTGCTTTTAAAGAAGAGAGAAGAGGAGGACAACAATGCCTGAGGACACAACCACGGAAACTCAGTCATCTGATGTAGGTGCAGAACAGAGTACAGAAGGTGCAGAAAGTACGAAAGAGACTTCGACTGAAACAGTAGTTACGGAGGAAGCTCCTAAGGAAACCCCGACAGAACCTACAGAGGAAAAGTCGGGAAAAACGGAAGCTGCTCCGAAAGAAGAAACTGTTAAGGAAGAGGTTAAAGAAACTTCAACTGTACTCGAACCCGGAGAGTACAAAGTTCCTGACGGACTACCTAAAGAAGAGATTGGGAAATTCGCTCATGACTTAGGTTTGTCTCAAGAAGGGCTTGATAAAACTCTTCAATTATTTGGTAATTATGTACAAGCTCAGACTCAATCTCGTTTAGTGGCTCTTCGTCAGATGGGAGAAGCACATGTTAAAAACTGGGGTGAAGAGAGTAAGTACAAACTATCATTGGCTAAACTCGCGCTTAAGCAAAATGATCCTGATGGGGCATTAGCTAAAGCATTAGAAGAAAGTGGATACGGGAATCATCCCGCTGTGCTGGATTTTTTGGCTAATCTTGGAAAATCTATGGAAGAAGGTGGGTATATTAAATCTAATCCCGCTAAGATGAAAGCTAAGAAAACTTTGGCACAGAGGATATACTCGTCTATGGATAAATAGGAGGTTGTTATGGCGTATGAACCTTATTTGGGAGGGGAGCTTCCCAATATAGTAAATGTTACTAGGAGAACGGACCCTGATGGTTCTATTG